TTTTTTGCCCTTTTATCTGCCAACTTTTGAAAAACTGTCTTTCTTCCTTTCCATTGCTCCTTGAGCTCTGCATTTCTCTTGACGGTAGCCTCCGAATAGAGCAGGTCTTTCACCTGATCTATTGTTGGCTTGTTCTTTTGATTTCTATATGGATGGAATTTCTCAGGATTCAATTTTGTACCTTTTTTCACATGTGGCTGCAGTATCGTACTGATCAACACACTTGTGTGGTTCCATGCCATGATATCATCATTGACCTTTCTGTCAAGTATCATCTTTGTTTCTGCGGGAGTCATGAGCCAGAACTCATCAGGCTTAACATCCACAAAACTTAGCACATTGTAATAGTGCTCCGGCCAATCAATGTCTTTTATGCCTTGACCGGAGCCATCAAGTTTCCCTCATCCTGCTTAGGAGTGGTCACTGATCCTTGAATTGCTTCAAGCACCGCTGTCATATCCTCATCCTGCATATCTCCAATCCATGCCTGAACTTGATTTGGAGAATAGTTGTCCGGTTGTCCTGTGTATGCCAGCTCATTTCTAAATGCCGCCTCAATGAGTTCAAAAATCACATCCAATCTCTGATCAGGATCCTGCATTTGCTGAAAGAGTTTTGTCATCGAAACTCCTCTGCTTTTGCTTATGATTCTGAATGCATTGTTATTAAATCGCAATAACCTTTTTTCGCCTCCAAGGTTGATTTCAACATTACCCCGAAGTGGATTTATACTATTCATGAGTTTTTAATTTACTACTTAAAAAGCAAACCCCAACCGAAGTCAGGGCCTGATTGATCGAAACACGGAGCGAAGTCATCACTCAGATTCTTTATGCTGGCACCGCAGAGAATGTCACAGCGCCCGTGAAAATAATATTCCCAGACCATGATGATGCCTCATTCACGTTGTCGGAGATTTCCACGCTCTCAAAATAGGCATTGCCTGTAATCTCAATATCTCCGCTGACATTCGTGGATAATTTGCATTCAAATTCTGTCCGGTCCTGCCAGAGCGCCAAGATATCCTCAATGGATACCGTCTGATCAAATACTTGGTATCCCGCTACTGCAACCGATGCATTTTGCTGCCCGGGTAGAGACTGACGGGCACCATCGTTGTCCTTGCATGTGGCATCAACACTCTCAGAAGAGAATGAAGCCGATAAGGTAGTAGTGCATCCTACTGCTACATCGTCGATGTAAAGCAGTCGCAAATTTCCTAAGTGATCACCTGCTGTTGGCATTAGTCTTTTGTATTAAATTCGTATGGCTTATCCTGATTTTCCTGTGGAGTAACTTTTTTCAATGAGTAGTACTCCTTGTCTGTCGACTCAGTCACTATACCCGCATTTTTCAATTCATCACATACAGCTTTAGTGAATGATACCACTTGTCCTTTTTTGAAGGTTTTCCCTTTGCGCTGATGATCTTGATTGAATTTGATGTAGGTGTGCATTGTTACTCTATGGTGGACACAAATTTGATTTGCATCTACTTGCTGTTCATTACAACAAGTTGTAATATTTAGCCAAATATTTCCTGACCAGGATGCTGAATCGCAATGTATTGTTCCAAGTAATTATCACCATGCAGTTGCTGCAGTTGCTGTATCAAAGCAATATTCTCATCCCATTGTGTATTGTTGAGTGATCTGGTATCATTTAAGACAAGCCTCAATGCATCCTCCCGTGCAGCTACATCAGACTCCTCTCCAATCTGGAAGTGCCTATATGCCCCATTAAAGAACCAAAGAGAAATTACTGTGGGCCTTTCCAGATCGGTCAAGCTTCTTTCTGGCTCATAATCACCAGCACTGTTCAGTATCGATGGGATGACTATCATCTTGTGTTTCTAACTTTAATTTGATATAACAACATTGTGTCACCAGAATTGGCAAGCTGGCCAGATATCATCAAGTGCTGATCTACAGAGAAATCAACGGATAGACTTGAGTAGTTTGAAGAAGAGTTACCATAACCAGTGAATACGTTACTTGTTGTTAACACAATTCTCTGGGAGCTCAATGACACTATCTGCAGAAATCTTTGGAATACACCATTGAGAGCTGTTGTAGAGACTATCAATGTGCCAATTTGTGTTGCTCCAACAAGTGTGTCTGATGTATTAAGATACATCTTGAATGTTTTCACGTTAGCATTACTGCTCGCACTGATAAAAGCCATGATATCGAGCAAGTCACCTGCTGCTATATCACTACTATTTATCACTTGACTCCAAAGCTTTGTTTCCACAGTCGTACCTGTGTGTGTTATTGTCGTATTATTACTTAATAAAGATGGAGTACAGTCTGCTCCTGCTCCTGACTCACCGGCAATTGAGATATTCCATGATGCTAGTGTGCCGGAACCTCCGGTGAGGTCACTTGTAATGGTCACGCTGGTAGAGGATACAGCTGTCACATTTCCCTCCATCCAATTAGATGTGGAGTTGGCAAACCTCAATCTTGTGCCCACAACCCATCCAAGGTTAGACGCTGTTGAATAGCTCAGTGTCTTGCTGCCGGTTCCAATCGTGATGCTGTCTGTGCTTGTTCTTGTGACAATTGCATTAGCTCCATCCGCACCCGTTGGACCTGTATTTCCTGTGTCTCCTTTCGGACCTGTATTTCCTGTATCACCCTTCGGGCCTTGGGAACCTGGGGATCCCGGTGCTCCGGTAGTCCCTTGAGGGCCCCTAAGTGACATCACCTGCTCATAGACCCCATTGATCTTCTGGTGCACGTGTCCATTGTCATCCTCAAGATATAAATCACCATTAACTCCTAGTGAGTCATTAGGATCTCCAGATCCAACCCTCCATGTGGTGCCTCCTCCAGATCCGCTATTCCATGGCTGGTAGTCTGATCCATCCCAAAAATATAGTATGCCAGATGTAGTGTCACCATACAAGTAGTTGTTTTGCCCTATTATCGGAAAGTCTGCTGAATTGGACTCATAAACAATTCCGGAAACTGATCCGAATTGCGGAGGATTACCGGCATATGCTCCCTCCCTTTGTTCATAGCATAGGTATTCCTGAGTGATGATCTGCAGACCTTGATTCTGCTCTGCCCAATCATCCCTCTCTGTGTCATAGCTTATCCTAGCAATACTTATGGTATAATCAGCAAAGCCAATGTCTGCTCCTGCCTCATTGGTATCTATTGAAACATTGCCGGCATAGTTGTCTATTGCTGTCCGGATAAGTCTTGAAATATATGCAGCATCAATGTAATCAACTGCAAATACTGACACTGCAATCCTAATGGTGTCAAGTCCGGATGATTTCTCTTTAGTATCATTCGGTCTTACGCTAAGCTTTTCGATGAGAATTGCGGGCATTTCAATCCCTTGTGCCCTGTTATTGAGGTACACTCTGGTTGACACTCGTGCAGCAATGTCACTATCATCAAGTAGTATCTTTCTGACCGCCTCAATCATCAGTTTTTCAATTTTCTTTTCATAAATCTCACCATTGATTTGAGAAGTGCATCCGGATAATTCCGGGCTATTACTGGAAGATTTTTTTCAATAGTCGGCATCATGAATGGAGTTTTTTTCATGGGTGCGGCACTCTTGATGAACACATCTTTCCCATCTTTCCCCGTAAACTTTAACACCTTTCCTTTTCTTGGTCTCCTTGCCCTTGTGCCCTCCTCAATGAACCTGCCGTGAAATCCCTTATATCTGTTGCCAAATCTTACACCCGCAAGACTGGCTGCATTGTATTCCTTGCCTCCTCTTAGAGCTTTAATTCCTATGCTCTCCTGTAGATTCCCCGTCACCTTTCCTGCAACCGTTGCCAGCTTTGACTCCATCTCTTTGGCCACCGGTTTTAATACTTCTCTCTGGGCTCCAAGGAGTACCTTTCTCTGGACCTGCTTGGGTAGATTCTTGAGTATGTCATCCACCTCTTTAAGTCCTGTCCACTTTATTTCGATACCTTTAGCCATTGTCTTTGTGCACTGCATTGATCAGGTAGTGATCTCCGCTGTTTGCTGGTTTCAATCCGGTGATGTAGTAGTATCTTGATTGGAATTGAATTCTCATTTTTGCTGTAGGAGTGAAATCCTTTGGTTCGCGGATTCTAAACTCCAGATATGTTGAGCCTGTTGTCTGCTCTTGCTCATCCATCTCTGATGAGTTGACCGCTTTGAATGATGCATAGACAGTCTTGACATCTTCCCATGTGTCAACTGCTCTGCCAAGATCACCTGCTGATTTTGTTGTGACTTGCTCAAAGGTGATTCTATGTCTGAGACTACCGAATCTCATCAATATACAATTCTAAGCTGTTGGAAAAGGAACTCACTACCCTTCGGAATCTTGGTGGCAATTGTGCCAATGACCACATCCTGTCTGTTTTCATACATACTGCCAAGAACAAGGAGAGCACCATTGATGAACTCTTGTGGCACATTGGATGAGCTGTATCCTGCTGTCAAGGTAATTCTGATCGGCATTGGAGTATCCTCATCAATGTCAAAGTCTGTGGATACAAATCTCACTCTTGATGGCTCACTGATCAAATCAGACCTGTATTCTGTGTCTGGAATAACAGCCCAATCATTACCATCATAGTATGCAATCTCATCAATTGATGAAATCGGGAGCACCGGTATATTGATTTCATAATTCTCTTGGCTGCCAGGTAGCCTGTCACAGTAAAATATTAATTCATCATCTGCAACCATTCGCCCGGTCTCATGCTCTGCTGTCCTCATGGCAGCATCTCTGTATATCTCAATGATATCATCATCATCATCATGGTCCATCCTTAGATGCAGCTTTGCTGTTTCCAAAGACAGGAATGAATTGTAATCCACCGGTGATGATGGTCTGACTGGGCTATATTTAATTTTCTTTCTCATTTTTTTACCAATTAGGACCGGCTTTCACCCCGGTCCCTATGGCCTCAATGTATAGAACGGATTTATACTGCTTGAGCAAATCCAGATTCAATCAACTTTTCTGCAATCTCTTCCTGTACTGATCCAACATCTCCGGCATTGTATGCCAAGTTGTATGCACCTGTAGGAGATTTCAGAAACTTCACTTCAACATACTCACCAACCGGAAGATCTGAATCCACTGATTCATCTTTGCTCAATTGGTTTGAATTGTTGTTTTCGATATCCTGTCCGGCATTGCCAGAATTTTCCGGATCAAGATTTAGGTCCTGTCCGGGATTGCTTTTATTTTTTCCCATGTGTTTATGAATTAGGGCATGCAAGACTGATCCTGCATGCCCGTTTAACCTTATGCCAGAGTGAAATCCTTCACGTGAGAGAATGCTTTTGGCTGTGCCAATTGCGTATCCCAGAATGAATTCACTGTGATCACTACCTGTGCATTTTTTGCAGCAGTGTACTGATCCACCACGATGTCAACCATGCCCCAATTGCCAATCTGCAACTTAGAGAAATCACCAAAGATTGCCGCATGGCAGTTTCCAGATGATGATCCCTTGGTCAAAGTGCTTGGCACATTGGTTGACTTGTGATATGCATATCCATTGAGTTCGCTGCTCATTGGTGGGATGATATACAAGCCGTTTGATCCAGCTGAATTCTCTGTTGTTTTCAGCTTGCCTACAATGCCAGGAGTGGTCAGGTAGTGCATGGTACCTGTGTCACCATTGCTTGTGGCAATTGATGTCTCCATCTCCACAACCTTTGCCCATGTTGGCACTCCACCATTGGTTCCCATCACCACAGCATTCACACCGCTGTAGTTCAGAATTCCGGTAGGCTGACCAGATGAGCCTGATCCATTGATTGCTGCTGCATCAACTGCAATTGCAATTGCATCAGACAGCTTTCTGCGGATCATGTTCTCCACATCAATTGATGACTGGAGCATCAACTGCTTTGACAAGGTGCTGAATGCAGCAAGTCTCTTTGGACTGAATGTGTATTTGGCCAAAGTTGGATCTGTTGATGCTGTCTCATCAGTCTCTCCCTCCCATGCCACACTCAGATTCACAGTGTCGCGCACCATGTCCAGGTTACCTGTCAATCCCGAGAGCAATTCTGCTCCAAGAGCTACACAGTGCAAACGTGGCATCAGTGCTGGAACCACACCACCAAAGTCTGTGGCAACCAGATGACCGGCGGCAGCAGCTGTTGCCACATCACTTGCACGTTTCTCCATTTCGTGGCGCTGTGCAACACGGAAAAGTACAGACGGGAGAGCATAGGCGCCAACAGTCACCCCTTTCTCACGGGCTTCTTGTGCCGCCATCTGCTGAACTTCTGCCTCAATTCCATCCTGTGCTGATCCATTCATTGCTGAACGGAGCATCTTGGCCATTCTGAACTTGGAGAGGTCCTTTGCGTCTTTCTCACTGAACTCTCCATTGTTGCGGGATTCACTCACAGCAATTCGTGCAGCAGTGCTTTCACGCAATTCCGCATCAGCAATCTCTTTGTCAAGAGACTGGATCTCTGTGGCCAGAGAAGTTGCACGTGTCAATTCTTCGGGAGTTGCATTCTCTCCCTTGTCATTCAGGCCCTGAAAGTCTTTCAACTTCTGGGCCCTTTCTTCTTTCAGAGCCTTACTTGTTTTCATTTTGAAAATATTAATTTATGTATAAAAAAATTACTTGTTAATCATGAGAGAGAGGTATCTCATTCTCATTCCCATCACTTTTCTGGCATGCTCTGATGCCATCTCCTGCTGCTCTACAAGTGATTGGATCTCCTCCTTGTAGAATCTTTTCCGTAGTTCCTTGATGCCCTGAATCTCCTCCGGCATTTCTCTCTGCACGAAAGAGTCAAGAGATGCACTGAGCTCCTCCACCGTGGCATCATCATATGCCGGATATGTTACCGGTGACACGTCATAGAGTCTCTGACATTTCCGGATTGTCCTGTGCCAATAGTCAAATCCTTCCGCACTTTTTCTTTTTTCCCACATTTCCTCACCAATGGAGAAAGCAAATGAGCTCTGAGACACATCCTTTCTTTGTACAGCATCCATCACATGGAGTGCAATTGGTGAGGTCATGCTCATCTTGTTGTCATACTTCAGACCCGTCTCATCTTGCTCAATCACAAGAGTCCCTGACTTTGTTCTGCCAATCACCTGGTTAGGATCATGGTTGAAAAGGCAGCGCACATCATCACCAAGCACATCATCAAATGCACCGGGAGCAATGCTCTCTGTCATCCATCCAAGATTGGTATCAATGTTGAACTTGGCTGCATAGCCTCCAATTGATTTCTCCTCATTGCCATCTGCACGTAAATGCACGGGCTCTGGATTGACTCTATACGATGGTTTCTGTGTCATTATACTTTGGCATTGTTATCTGCACCCGGCTGCTCTCCATTTGCAATGAGTTTTTCTGCATATGCTCTTGAGAGATCAAGTGGTATTTGATTTACTTGTATGAATGGAATATCTCCACCATCTATGCTGTCATACTCCTCAAGTTCTCTGATCTCATTGATTGACCATCCAAGTCTGAACATGCGCTCATAGGATTCAAGTCTTGTCTTGAGATCAGTCTTGAGCAGAGCAGCTGTCTGATGCTGGAAATAGTGATCTTGTTTCTCTTTTTCTGTGAGTAGCTTAACACTGAACTCCTGCTCTATGGTGGTGATCCATGGCAGGATAGTTCTCTTGAGATACTCAATGTCCATTTGTTCAATAGAGTTGTACCTGGCATTTGTCTCCAGCCCAATCTTAGCAGGTGGCATGTTGAATATTCTGCACACCTCCTCTGCTTGCCACTTTCTTGTCTCCAGTGCTTGAGCATTGGACATATTAAGTCCTGTTAATTCTTTCAGCTCAATATTGTACTCAAGGAGAGGTATGTCTGTGGCATTCGGGCCAAATCTTTCTGTGAGATCACTCTCAAGATTCTGCCTCTGAGTCTTATTCACAGTGCCGCTTGGAGTAGTGGCATATCTCACTACATTCCCATTGTTGGCAAAGTAGTGTGCCGCGAATGACTGAGCCGCCATGGATGTCCCGAATGCTTCATTAAGCAGTGTCACAACTGACTTGCCAAATACATTGGTGATTCTAATGATGTCCAGCTCCTGCACCGGTCCAGCCACACCTTTGACAGTGTAGAATCTTGACCTCTCATCTGCACTCAAGTGCTCTGCCACATCCATTGGATTCTTGAGCCACAATGCAATTGGCTGTGCCGATTCCTTTTGCCGTTCTATCCAGAGATATCCGGATGGAAATATCAATGCAAGTGCTATCAGGTCCCTCCGGATGTCGTATGAGTTGGTGATTTGATTTGCTCTCTTGTTAAGCAGAGTACTCACAGGATGTCCGGATACATATTTTCTTTGACTATCTGTTACCCTCTGATGGAGATGTATTGGCATCACGGCACATGTCTCAGAGATCTGCTTGATGCAGCTGAATGCAGCTGGTAAGCCAAGCACTCCGGATTGATTGGCATAGACTCCGGATTTGTTTCTTGTGCTTATTGCCTGGAGTAACATCTCCCAACCACCCATGATGCTTCTTTTCTGCACGCCACTATTCACCACTTGAGCAGATTGTACATCTGTCCTTGTAGCGAATGCAGGAAGGAGATTCTGATACCATTTCATTCTCTCGACAATATTGCATTCATCAACTGTGTAGAGTATTACAACATGTTGTAATGTTCGATAGATGCAGCTTGTAGAATTTCGTCGATGAAATAAAAGGTACTTTGAAAGTTCTATATCATGACCGAATCTGCACGCTTCCAGACAGTACTGTTGGAATGCTTACCGGTGAAAACATGCGTCCTCTTTTTCTGCTTGAGGATGAACATCATGATATCAAGATTAAAGGTGACACAAGAATCCCTGCAGGTGCTTACTTCTTAAAGTTCAACAAGGTGGTCACTCCACTTACGTCAAAGTACAGAAAGAGATTCCCTTGGTTCACATTCCATATTGAGATAACAGGTATCAAGAATTTCTCCAATGTGTACTACCACATAGGTAATGATGAGGGAGATACAGCGGGATGTCCTTTGGTTGGCCTTGTGTGTGACATTTCATCAGGTGACGGAGTTATTCAAAGAAGTACTCAAGCTTTTGAAATTTTTTACAAGCACATATCTCCATGGCTCAATGCTGGTGAGGAGGTAATTGTTCAAATAACAGATCCGAGATGAAAGATAAAAATAAACTTGGCCAATTCTGGAGAGACAAGATCCGTCCTCAACTTGGCAATATCGTGGACATTGGACTTGATGTTGTGTCCGGAGATTTCAATGATGCTTTTGATAAGGTCAAGGATGCCATCCATTCCAATGTTGCTGATAAAGCAGAGAGCCAGAAGCTGATCTCTGAACTTGAAGCAAGAAGGACTGAGATGGAGCATGACTGGAGGATCAAATCCATGGAGGAGGAGACCAAGAGAATGGAGATGGCTTACAAAGCACAGTCTGAAAGAGTCAACATGGAGCTTGAGTCCTTTCGCTCTGAGGTAGAGGACAAGGGCAGGGCATCAAACAGAGAGATTGATCGATTGAGGTTGACCGGAAAGAGAGATATCCTGATGGGTACCGTGGTGCTGCTTGTGATGTTCATGATGGTAGGAGTACTTGCTTGCCTGGTATTCGTACAAATTCCACTCGAAAATCAAAGACTTGCTGATATGTCATTCGGTACTGTGCTCACCATGGCCATGGCTGTTGTCGGATATTATGTTGGAACAACCAAGTCAAGCAGGTCAAAGGATGAAACCATTTCAAAAGCAATGAATCGATGAAAACCAATATCATAATTGAGGGTGCCGGAGGTGAGTTTACTCACAACCTTGATCTGGCTGTTGATGAAACTCCAGAAGATTTGGAATTGAAAATCAGATATGCCCTTGCCGGAACGCAGAACACACGAGAAATTATTCTCACGGTTCCTTATGGCACCATTATAGTTCCGGCCAAAGTTCTACATCACAGTGTAATCACAATCAAATCAATACAATGAGAAACAAGTTTATTTTTTCGGTTTTCGCAATGCTTGTCCTGACGATTCAGGTGAGCTCACAACTTACTGGATCAATGGTTGGCATTCCTGACCAGGTTTACACAGACCTGCAGAATGTTGTATTTGATCAGCAATTTCAATCAAAGAGAATTGAGCTGACCAAACTGGAAACGAAGCGCACCGTGTCGGGAGTAACCACCACAACCAAAGAAGTGGTTCTCCGGGAGGTTCGAAATACCACAGATCGAACAGTTCAAGCTGGTGTATACGGTGCTAACCTTGCAGCCAACTTCATTCTGGAATACGGACACAAGACAATCGTGGACACAGATTCAGGATATCAATTCATTGATTCCCGCGGTGATGTATTCAATATCTGGTTCAAGTCTGGCAAATGGTATTCGCAAGTAGTCAATGGAGCACAGGGTATTATGCTCACCGATCCATACACAAAGGTTCGTCGGCTATACACATATCCTGAACTGAGTGCCATGAAATACTTTATTCGTGGTCAGCGTAGTCCAATCAACCTAACGGAGTCACAGCTACGAAAGTATAACGTGGAGTATCGAATAGGTGTGGAGCGAAATCCTGAAACACACGTTACAAGTTTGTTTGCCACGGTGACACAGATCAATGGCAATACTTATAGGGGCCATATCTGGATCAACGGAAAACCGGTTAGTGAAGTGAATACTGCTTTACTTACTACATCATTCGGCACACGAGGTATTCCCATTGGGGCAGTTAGGTGGAAGTTTCTCAATGAATGTGTTCCCGGTGATGGTGGCCAGATGAGTTCAACCAATGTGATGGGATCACTATACTATGAATATGGCAATTTCGGCACCTGCGATGGTAAGTCATCCGGATTGAATGAGCCTGCTATGACTGTTACAGTTCAATCCGGTGACACATTCGATTACGATGCAACATCAGATGTAGTTACTTATGACACTGATCGAAAGTTTGTGTTGTGGTTTAACTACGAAACGCAAGGTGCTAATGGCAAGAATGAGGGAGCAGACGGATATTACTATGTGACACAGAATAGGCCAGCATACTCACTATTCGGTCTTTGAATTGCAAGTACAACTCTTGATCACTCAGGAATTAGGGTCCTGTAAGTGGTGAAAATATTCTCCGGGAGCATCTACTTGTATAACAAGGTGAATATTTGAATTAACACAGCTCCCGGACATTGCAGAGTAGAGCAGCTGGTCAGCTCGCCAGATTCATTATCTGGAGGTCACAGGTTCGAATCCTGTCTCTGCTACCAATTGAACATATGGCACACAACACATCTGAAACTGACGGATTCTTTTCATTCGTAACCGGCATGACCGTGCAGGTCATTGGGATGATCACATTTGAAACTTTCTGGATTCCATTATGCCTTGCTTTTGCTGGCGGTTTTTTGGGATTGATCGGAAAGAAGTTGGCAGAGGTGGCCTTCAAAAAGGTTGGCAGATTATATGGGCGTTGGATCAAACGCACGACACATCAATCCTGACATCTTAAGCCGTAAAGAAAGATACCTGGTTTTGTTTGCCAGAGATCATCAGTAGGTGATGGCACTATGCACTTGTGAGCGCAGCAAATTTCATAGACTCGCTGCTCAGTTAGGTCAACCTTCTTGGCAATTTCCTTGACACTTTTATATCTCCCATAATTGTTGCACTGGAATTCATATAAAGCCAGCCAAACCTTTTTCTTGTCCTGATATAGAAGGACCTTATCTTTTATGTAAAGAAACCAAACACCAAGGGCGCAGGATAGCAATGAAAAGAATCCGTCAATGATTACATCTGTGTAATTTGAGATGTCAGAAAATATTGTTGAATGCATTGTATGACTCGCGAAATGATAATCGCTACAGTAATATATCTGAAATCCTGTTTTTTCACGAAACTGATATAATTTAACATTTCGTTACGTGCATTGGAAATGATTTGAATTGCACAAGTCTCGCTGGTGGATGATGTATATGTGCATGTTTGTCATCCATAGCCAGTAGTTAGCGGTCAGGCTATGACCGTTTCAGAATATCAATTTTGGTGATATGCCTAAACATATCATTCAAATCTGTTAGCTTAAAAACTTCGACTACCTTTGAATCGTCAACCCAAGTTCCATCAAGTAAAGGGTGTCCTGCATCTACCCATTGTCTATAATGTACTAATACTGTTATCATTTTTCTGTTTTTTATTCGTGGACTTCTAAAAGCGGAGAAGCCCGAACCGCTAACACTTGCTTTGCAAAATGGCGGGTGAAGTGCTAATTTGAACCCTTGTAATTCTAATCAACGGTAGTGCTAAATTGAAGCTGTGGTATTCCAAAATCGCCACTTCGCAAAGCAGATGCCGTTAGCGGTAAGCGTTACGCCACCGGTTCCTTATTACTATCAAGTAAATTCGTCTTGAACTTTTGGTCTCCCAGCTCTCGAATAAACAAGTATTCAAGCTTCCCCGATTCAATAATGGTAGATCCTACTTCAGACATCGCCTTGGCCTTCTTGATGATAGAATCCAACTCTTCTGGTTGGGCGGATTTAATGTTTTCAATTTGTTCGAATAGATGATCACGTAGATCACTCAGCTTGTTCCTTGCCATTTTTTTCTATTGTTTTGATTAACTTTTTGTTCGCCTTAATAACTGATATCAGCTCTGGAGGATATCTATGTATCGTATTTCTACGCATCAATTCGCCTCTGTTGATCATCTCAAGATTATCCAGCTGTACATTCATTGTATTGCCATCCTTAAAGACTACTACCATTCCATTGGTTATAGGGCCATGATTCTGCTCCCATATCATTACGTGCTCCATTCTCCACTTTGCCTTGGATACCCTGACGTATGTATATGGCCTGCCGCTTCTATCCTTTCTCACTGATTTGGCCCCGTCATGTTTTGTGTTATGCGGAAGCAATCCCTTCTTAAATTGTGTCTCTGCCATCCTTCCTGTAACCTTCATCTTCCTACCCTTGTTCCAGGAGATGTGCCCTTTCTCAAACCTGTATAGCTTTCCCTTTTCACGCAGTACATTTGCCCTGCCGGAATTCTCCGATTGCATAAATTCTTCTGACTTCTTTATGCCAAGAGCCAAAGCTTTTTGATAGACTCTACTGATGCTTATTCCAAGAATGTTTGCCACAGCATCGGTCCTGTTATCTGCATACATCTGCCTAAGCAAAACAATTTGCTGATCTGTCCAGACATGTCTAGTGGTTCTTTTCAATCCAAGTATCTGGGCCCTGGTTTTTATGGCCTCCCATGTGCGCTTCATCTGGCGGCATATCTCATCACGATCATGGGTGGAGTATATCTGCGCCAGCTTCAATTCTTGTTTATGTGTCCAAGATTTATTCATTCAAACAATTCGAGCTGCTGTGGTGCTGTTTTAACCGCTGTGGTGCAATGACTTAAAATATCATTGTAGGCTCTGGCAATGTCTGTGCCTGTCCACGTCATCTCGCGTTGCCTCATATCCATGTACTTCATCTTGATCTTCCAGCCCCTGTAGTCAACCCATCCATAAAAAATTCCTCTGCCGGAAAACCCACCATCACCAAACCCAT